TTACGGTGCCAGGATCAAGGTGCCTAATATTTGTACCTTGGGGGATCTCGTAGACGGCTCCGTCTTCGTTTGAAATCTCCTTAGATGTTAACCCCGTTTCTATATCAATAATCGTCGCAGGGTTGGCGACTCTTTGAAGGCCCTTATATTCTTTATAGCCCGTCACAGCTTGCATCATTTGAGAGTCTAGTAAGTTTCTAAGCTCGCTAAACCCATAGATAGTGCCGTCTTTATAGCAATAGAAAGGCGTTAAAGGTATGTCGTTATGCTCATATTTATTTGGCCCATCATAAACAACAATTTTACTAACGGTTTCGATAACTCTCCAGCCGTTAGGATATTTAAGCATTTTTCCTTCAGGATTTTCTCTAGAAAGAACCTCATGCTCTGCCATGTGGTTTTCTAAAATTTTAAGCTGAAATAGCCCCTTGTTTAGATCCTCTTCAGCCTCCGGCGACTCTTCTAATACTGCGGCCACAAAACCTTCAGCCTCTTCAAAGGCGGTATCTGGAGGTAAATTAACTTGAGCCAGCAATGCTGTCCTTTCCTCAAGATGCTGCCGCAAATGAGCCTCGTGGTCTTGCCACTTGTTAACGTCAGGAGATCCACCGTCTATTAACAGTAGCCCTTCAGCCGCTAGCTCTTCTTGTGTTTGATCTTCTGAAATTGCTACAAGTGAATAGTCTCTTTTGTAAGTATATTCTAAAGTAAGCTGATCATCGTCAGAATATGGAACCGGTGGACGTCTTAAATATCGTCCCCCAGTATCGTAAGTTTCTCTACCTTCTTGGCCAACTTCTGTCGTTGAACTTGTATCTTTTGAAGTTTTTGCAGTTTCTATTTTCTCAGCGTGTTTCGGATAATTTAACATTAACCAATCACGTTGCCTTTTCACTTCAAACCAGCATTTGCTTGATTTTTCTATAAAACTAACAGCCCCGTCTAGCAAGACTTGGCCCCATGGTAGAATTTCTCTTACAATCTCACCCTCGCCATTTGCAGCGTTGGCGTCGAAATACTCATGTATAAACCCAGGTCCGGACATTAACGAGTTGCGGATAACGATAGGCAATTGTAAAGATAGGGATTGATCTTCATTAACCCACTCAATTGCGTTGGTTAAGATTTTGGCGTGGTCTACCTTTGCAGGATCACTCACGGAGGCTACGGCACTAGGAAAGCCGTCTGTTAAAACAGGTACAATGCCCTCGATTATCCGAAATAAATGGTTTTCAAAAGGTTTATATTCAGTGGAATTTTCCCAAATATGACCGTAATAAGCTTTTTGCTCTTTGGTCCAGCCCTTTTCGAACTGTTTACGGTAGCTTTTCAGGCGTTCTTTTACCTTTTTGCTAACTGCCATGGGAGAGTTACTTTTTTTACTTTCAATTTCTTGGTTTTCCATTTTTCCAGTATAGGTGCATTATTGACAGTAATATAAATATATTCGATAATTCGAATTATCTGCAGGGGAGTGGCTCAGTTGGTTTAGAGCGCTGGACTTTGACTCCGGAGATCGCTAGTTCAATTCTAGCCTCCCTTGCCAATACGGGAGCGCCTTGGTGGATTTCGGGATTTTGTCATACCCCGATTTGTAAGTTCGACTCTTGCCGCTCCTCCATCAAAAAGGACAAAAATGCCAGCTTTCAATCTTAAATGTAAGAATACCGTTTGCGGCTCAGAGTTTCATAGATTTTGGAGCCCCGAAGAGTTTGACCAATTACAGTACGGCACGACTCCTGGGATATCTTGCTTTAACTGTGGAACCCCTCAAATGATTGTCATGCGATCGAACAGGACAGTAAAGGACGGTTTTCAGCCTGGCTTTCAGAGAAATATCAGAAAACATTGTAATACATATGGAGAGTATAAAGCTCACCTTAAGAATATGGGCCTTGTCGAGCTAGGGTATGAAGATCTACCAGAAAAAAGAGAAGACAAGACAAACTATTGGACTGACGAAATGCTTCGAAAGATCTATAACGAGACCGGAGTTAAGTTTTCGGATAGAGAAGCAACGGCATTAAAAGAAGGCGAGCTCAACTAATCAAACGGATCTACAATTTTACCACCTAGCTTTTGATCCATATCTCTCGACGGTATGTATGCAGTACCTTTTTTTGGCTTTACGCCAGGGTTTAAGATAACAGGGCTCGGCGGCTTTATATCCTCGCTTCGTTTGAGCGCAGACTCGTAAATGTACCGAAGTAAGGCTTTGTGTCTTTTTTCTGACACCGAAACACCCCTGGCAAACATAATTGTAATTAAGACAAAAAACGCCCATGTAAGAAATATCAAGGCCCACCATATAAAACTTATCCCTAATATCATAAATCCCTCACCTTTATTTCGTAATTTAAGTTTAGCGCTGCATATTCAATCACGAAATCTATTAAAAATCTCATATTATCACAAGTCGCATCTTCTGAAATATCAGCTATTGACTTCATCATCATAACATTTTTACCACTTGGCATCTCGACCATTTTTATTAAACCGCACTCTTGCTTCATTAAGTGGTGCAGTTGCTCTTGGTTAAACCTGTAGCCAACCTCTTCGAAAGCTTTCTTTAGGTCGTTTATGCAAGCGAAATACATACGATGTTGAGGCGGTGTTTTAGATTTTCTGAATTGTTTAGTTACGAGTTTAAACTTTTTGAAGTCCTTGCCTTCTAAAGCTGTTTTGGCAAAATAAGCCCTAAACTTCTTGACCATTTCGTCAAAGTCTTTCTCTTCCAAAATGGGGTATTCGACGCTCATTACTTAATTAGGGTTACTAAAGGGTATTATTTTACTCTCACCCTTCTCGATTTTGACTTTCGACTCAAAGTCCTTACATATAGCATCGTTCATTAACCACAAATTGCTCATCATGCCCTGAATGTTATAGATAGAGTTTATTGTCCTCTCTGTCTCTTTTGGCTTGCTTTTCATATGCATCTTGGTGTGTACAGCCATTGACTTATCTTTGCGAGGCAAAAACCTCAACATAGACCACGTCGGCTTGTCGTGATACATCTTAAACTCTCCGTTTCCAAGACCGTCAGCAAGGAGCACGGTCGCATTTATGTCAAACTTTTTAATTATGCTATCTATCTGGCTCATTGCTCTTTTAAGTTCTAGACTTACCCCTTCCATTATTCCCCCAGTATAAAAACTAAAAAATATGTTAAACAAATTATTGCAACAATAGTCACCATTGCTTCTGCCGTATTCATACAAACCACCTACCCAAAAATATCGCTACCTTTTCTCTTTGGCTGGAAGGTATCATAGTTCTCGGCGCTTTTCTTGGTCCCTGAAATTTTTATAGGCAACATATAGTGCTTTCTTGCCATGAGAGCAATACAGGCAGCAACAACCCTATCTCTTCCGTTTAATGTTACATCTCCATTATCTCCGCGAGCAAGATGCCCCATTTCGAGCAATAATTTATGGTTTCGAGGTACAAAGTCCCCTTCTCTGAAAGCTTTTATCAGCTCATTGAGTAGTTTCAGCTTACTTTTGGCGGTAGTCACCCAACCATATGTCGTTTTGATCTTTTTTGTTACAGTATCCTCGGAAACTATCTTGTAAAGCTTAGGATAATTTTCTTTTTTAATAGTTGAGACAGTAGTTTGCCCCATATTATTCTTTTCTGGCGCGACAATTGCATTATTATACATTTTTCCGAGAGAAATTAAGAGATGCCCAAACAAGTCGGGATCTATTTTCCCATGCCAGTAAGCAACATCATTAAAATCATCGTCAATAATGCAAGCGCTGGAACTGTCGCCAATAGCAAGCCCTTCGGAGACGTCAGCGCCTATATAATAGCGTTGACCTTGCCTTGGTGGTGTGAATATGGTTAAGCCCTCCCAAAACTGTTTTAGTATGTAGCAATCAATCGAGAGACGGTCCTTTATGTTAGGCACGATATTATCTTTAACTCTGTTTACAGCGATATCAATTTTCAGTGGCTCAAAGATAGGAGAGCCGGAACTTCTGAAGGCTTCTCGGGCAGATAGAGGAAAGTCTTGCTTAAATCTCTCTGCCGGCGGCAAACTATAACCAACGCTGTCCTGGTCATCGTCCAAATATTCAGAAATCTTAAGTCTACGCCACACTAAGTTTGCAATAGTGACTTGTGGAAACTCTTTTAAGACTTCCTTCTCGTAATCTGTCAGCTTAATATCAGAAGGTGGTTTAAGCGTGTAATCGTCTATTTCGTACCAAGCAACAAAAAAAGGCTTATAGATACTGTCCCCACGGCAAGCAGCCTCCCATAGGTTATAAAACGGGCGCCCTATGCCCTGTTTCCCGTTGGCCGTAGACTCTTTTACTATCCATGTTGACGGATCGAGAGGGATTGAGTTTTGAATACCCTCATCAATACTAAGAAAGTACCTATAAAAAGCGGCTTCTGTTAAATGGGCCCCTTTTCTAGTTCCAGCACGTCCAGCGTTTTCATCGTTTGCAGTACCAAATTTAATACCACTATTCATCCCAGGCGCTACCCTCCGCATATCTTTGTTAGGATTGTCGAAAAGGATCTCTTCAGTATTACTGATAGAAGTCATAGGCACGAGCTGACTCGGCAATAAATCAAAATAAGTATGATAAATAGTACTCATTTCGGACGTTCTCGAAAACTGATCAGCAAGCCCGATGCATTTGAAATCTTCCGTTGTTGCCATTTTATGAGAAAAATGAGAAGCGACAAGAGTCGTAAAGCCAGCCTGTCGCGGCTTAACTACGATAATCCGTTTTGGACCTTCAATAGCTTCAGCAAAATTTATGAATTTTCTCTGATAATCTCTTAGGATAAAAGGCTGAATACCGTCAACTTTAGTCTTGATCTTCTGAAACTGTTCGGAATACCAAAAATAATCGTCAAGATAGTTCAACCTTCCAACCTGTTCTTATTTTGTTAACTTTAAAAGCTTTCTTACATATTCCACTAAACCTTCGGATATCTCAAGGCAATCTTTAGCATCAACGACGTAATGATCTCCGACAATGCTATCAACTGTTATGGTCTTAGCCTCAAAGTTTCGCTCTAAAACCTCGCCAAGTCCAGAGCCCCATTTAGCTTTAAAAAACACGAAACCTTTTGTCTCTTCAGTGCCCATATTTAACCCCTATGCTTTCGACTGACCTTCGACGCCTCTTTTTACTCTGTCTCGCTTGCGCTTTTCAGACCACATCAAAGCTTCATCTAGCTTAGTTATAACCATAGCGTTTTCACGACAAGGGAACTGCTTATTAAGCCCTTCAATTATAATCTTGGCCGTTTCAATAACCTCATCAACTTGACACCCGTTGATGCCATTTTCTTTTATAGGGCCGTCCTGAATTTTAAACGTAATAGCATTACATTTATCGTTAATTTCAATATGGTTATTGCTCGGCTGAGTCCACTCAACCCTGTAAACCTTGTGCCCGTTAACCTCTTTTATATCTTTTAATGTATCTAATGCCATAACTAGTCCTCGATAATTTTGAAATACTTGTTAAACTCTGAAGAAACAAGAACTACGCGCCTGATAAGCGTTTTTGCCTTTTCATACTCGTCCTCTTCTATCATCACACCTTTTCTTATCTTTCTTTCAAGCTCTGGGCTTAGCTGATCTTCTGGCTCTATAAGTCTAGGCATGTAAACACTAAAGACATATTTCTGTCTTGCCTCATCAAATGCTTTAGAAAACTTGTAAGTGTCTCCCATTTGAAAAGTCAAACCACCGGAATTAAGCTTAACAGTATTCAGACACTCAAACTTACAGGCCTTCATTTCAGCCGCATTAAGCTCATACTCTTCTTGAACGCTGACTCTACCTCTTTTACGCTCCCATCTATAAACAGCGTGCAAAGCTTCTTTGTACTCTTTGGTTTTCTTGCCGGCCAATTTTGTCTTAATAACTAAAACAGACTTGTCAAAAACCCTTAATTTAGCAAGCTTTTGAGCCTCAAGATCACCAACAATCAAGCCTTTCGCATCGTGAACGCCCATCATTTCTATCTTGTCATAACTTTCAACAAGATCACCAAACGACTCTTTCAGGTCTTCAAGCTCTTCATTCTTTTTATCTTCAGCCATTATTTACCAGCCTTTTTAGAGGTCTTCTTTTTTGCTGGAGCCTTTTTAAGCATTGCTTTCGAAACTTTCTTTTTAGCAGGCTTCTCATCTTCGCAAGGAACGTATTCGTTGCCTTCCTTGTCTGTGTTCTTAGCTTTTGGAGTTCCTGCTAACGCTTCAAAATATTGAGAGAAGCTTCTAGGAGTAAACCCAAAACTTTGAACTAAAGCACCTTTCTTGAAAAGTACCGAAACAACCCCGTCTTTTTTAATGAAAAAATAAGTCTTTTTTTGCTCAAACGGCATCGGTCCTGGCAATTTATGCTTAAGTTTACATTTCTCAGTCGCATTTTTCAGCGCCTTTTCATTGGCTTTGTAGTCCATTTTTTCTCCGTTGATAATTTTAATATTTTTATTAAACTATTTAGTTTTCTTTTGGTCAAGTTTCGACTCTTTTTTAGTTCGACGCAGATACTCTTCATATGTTTCGGTTGTGGTGTCTAGGCCGCCAGAAATCTCGACAGACTTTAATTTGGGGTGGATATACTCGGCAACATCTTTGGCAGACTTCTGTCTTAGTTGATGAGGTATCGCCTCTTCCTCCCACGTACTACCGTCTGGAGATGTTTTAACAACAAACTCGCTACAGCCTAGCTTTTCATAATCTCCGGCCGCATAAAACAACAAGATCTCAAAAGGATCAATGCCCAACTCCGCCGCCCTATCTGCAAGGGCCTGGGACTTTTTATTGATAGTCCCTTTCTTTCTTCCAGATCCGGCTACTTTTGATTGTCCTTTATTAAATGCCATTATCTATCCTCTATCTACTATAGAACTATATCACACCTGAGATATTTTCCTCTTACGCACTATATTAAACCCGTTATAACACAAAGCGTGCCTGCAATTATCATCCAAACATTACCTTCATAAATACCCCAAACAGCAAAGGCTAACCCTGCTACTACGTTTATAATACTCAAGGCTGCCCAGCTAAGCATCTTTGATCCTTTTCTCAAGGTCATTTATCCTTTCAATGTATTCAAACTCTTGCCTTCTAAAATCGGTCCACATTTCACTTATCATTTTTTTATAAAATACTGCGCTTCTATCATGTCCAAAAACAAGCCAGGCCGGAGTAATCTCGACAACCTGAAAATTCATATAATCAGGATATGAGCTCTTAAATTTCTTCTGCCATAAATTATTGAAAAAATCTGCAAGATGGACAAACTCTTCATAGTGAGAAGTCCGAAAAGACGCCTCTCTATCAAAATAAGAAGCTTTTGGGATACCACTACCTTCTGAAACTGCCGTAATAGTCAAAACGAGCCTTGATCTGACCCAGCTAAGTCTGCGCCCAACTTGGTTAAACTCTCTCTCTCGTTTTTTTACTTCAGCTCTGGACATGTTATTTAATATACTCCTGGCGTGATCCTAAAGTATCCGACTCAACGTGAGCATCTACAAAAATAGCTTCTATGTCGCCGCCGGTTGTGTCTACTCTTGCAAGCCTAAACTGTATTGTTGATGAAATACTCGTGCCGGTTAAGTCAATTTCTGCAAGCCTTGTGATCTGATTCAAAGTCCCTGAAACATATGGAAAGGCACTGTCATCGTCGGAGTTTCTACTAACAGTTTGCCAGGCCGTAGTTTTAGCTGAGTTGTTAGATTGTATTCTATATTGAGTAGTAAACTCTATTTTGTTGCTGTTTGGCTGCTCCCAGTGAATATGAAGCCGCATTTCGCTGTTAAGTCTTATAGCATGAGGTTGTTGAAAATTAAAAATAAGCCTGTCTACAGCGTTTGTTATGCTGCCGCCACTTTGCATAGTTATTGAGCTATTTTCGTAGTCGTAATTAAGCTTGCCAGAAGTTGAGCTAAGACGACTTGCAATTAGACTTCCGACTAGATCATCCCATGTTGTAGCGTCACCTTTTGCTACATATGTCCCATCCTCTTCAAACTCTGAATAGTTACCGTTTGATCTGTCTCCAAATAACCAATTTTTCCAAGCTCCTGAGCCAAACATATAAACTCCTATTTAGTATTTATTTCTCTACTGCCCATAGTATCTACTTCGTAATGAAATCCAAAATTCTTTATAAAAGCATCGGCTCCATATGTATCTTGGCCGTCTGTCGGATCTCTAAAAATTCTAAAGGATAATTGTTTTCCAATTGTAAGCCCTGCCCCGGCCATTACTGGAAAATCTGCTTTAAAGTTTTCCCATGCCGCTGTATTAGTGGCGTTCACTACAGATATTGAAGTGGAACCGCTGTCAATGCTTCCTATACTTGAAACTATAAATTCCCCATGCCATTTAACATTACCGGCCCCATTAGTTGTAGGGCCCCAAATGACTAAAGGGTGTAAATCTGTACCTTCTTTATAATCGTGTGGAATTTCGAGAGAGCCTGATATTTCTTCAGTTAAAGCAGATCCGTCAAAAGCCAAAACCTCTATATTGGAAGCTGCAAGTTTTATCCGATCTGGAGCTCCTGCGCCTAAACCAAAAGGTATTGCCGGAACTAATCGAGCTCTCCAAACGCTAGCATCTCCATTTAATTTAAGAGTACCGTCGGCTTCAAATTCAGCGTAGTTACCATTGGCAACATCTCCGAAACGTGAGTCTTTCCATTTGCCAGCGCCTTGCATTTATTCAAGCCTTATCTGGTCAAATCTATCATGATCTAACTTTATAATCGTATTATCAATATCTTGATAGATCGAATAACCAAAAAAAGTGATAATAGCACCTAAAATCATAACAATGACAGATTTCGTTTTTGCTGAGCTAAGTAAACTTTTCATTATTTACCTTCAGTTATATGGAGATTGCCGCCGACTGAGCCGTCAGAAATTGCAGATATCTTGTCGCCTGGCTTGATTTTAATATAGTGTAAAATCCCAGAAGGTAGGAAATGATGACTAGCTCTTATTGCAGGGCTTGTCGGCTTAACTGCCGTAGGGTTTGAGCCTATTTGTATCCAGCAATCAATAGTGGTAAAAAGCCTTACGATATCGTCTCGAATTACTGCCGATTGAGCAGCCGTGGCCGTAAAGGCTACATATTGAGAGTTATTAAACTCTGTCATACCATTAAAAATTTGTTTTTGTGATAAGTCTGGGGCGTCCTGATCTGACATAAAACCTCTTTGAATGATTATTCAAAAAGTATCACCCCTAGAATAAGCTTTCGCAAGTTATTTACTTGACACACTTATACTTAATATAGTTGTAACTTGAGCTATAAGAATAACAGTTAAACAAATTAGGGCAATGAGTGGCCCCTCCAGTACTCTCTTGATATTCGTTTACAAGCTCCCATTTGCTATTACAAATTTTATGAATATCTTTGAAAGCACTTTTACGCCTCTTTTTAATAATAAAATCTGCCCCTTGGTTTAAGTATTTAACCACTCCGCTGTCCTGGTGATTTACAGGCCCGTATTCAGATTTTTCATTGGTCACAACTCGGGTATGACTTGCACAAGATGATAAAATAAACACTAAAATCAAGATTTTCATAAACCCTCCTGTTCTTTCTATTATAACATATTGCACCAAATAGTTGTACTTAATTAACTCGTCGTGGTATACTACAAAAAAGGGAGGATGCTATGAATTGCGCAGTTCGATCACTACAAAGAGAGCTAAGAGCAGTCAAGCAAGAGATTGCTATAATTAAGCAACACTCTGTAAGTTTAGGCCCAGACGGTTTAGCAAAGCTAGAAAATGAGGCTGTTCTTTTAGAAGAACTAATCTTAAGCTTGTCTAAAGATTAGACAGTTTATCTAGAACCGTCTAAATAATTGTCAACTATACCTTGAAGTTGATCTTCATTAACATCTCCGTCACACTCTAAATAACCGCCGCCAGCATTATACCTGGCCTGCAAGTCGTCCCATATCTCTCTAAACTGAGCTCTGAGAACGTCCGCATTTTCGGAGTCAGCCTTTCTCATTGCCGCTGATATTAAGGCAGCAAATGGCAGCGTTTGTAGTTTTTGACCTATTCTATAATCTATAATATTTAATGGCATTTTGATCTCCTGTAAAAACCGACAGCCGTGACCTTAGGGAGTTATACGACCGTCGGTCCAGTCCTTAGGGGACTATTTCTCTAACTTAAAAGACGCCTCTTTCGTGTCTTTGGGTTTATGGCCCAACTCTTCTTGAGGACATTCTTTAATTTTTTCGCTTGTTGTTTCAAAAGCTTTGGTTTTCAGCTCAGCAAAAAGAGCCTTGTCAATCTCTTTTAACTCCGAGTTTTTCTTTTTAAAAAGCTTTCCAAACTCATCTACCTTGAGTTTTTCGACCATAAAGAGACCTTTCTCGTTAACTGTCTCCATATCTTGAGTTAAAAGGCCTGCATTTTTCTTAATAGACTTTATTATCTCATCTTTCTCGGCGTAGTCTTCGGCTTCTCTTACCTCTTTCTTTTGAATAGCATCGGCAGCTTCCTTTTCGAAGTCTATTCCCTCGTGTTCGTTCAAAACTTCTATCGCTTTATTAAGAGGGTTTGGCCCTCCTGATTTTGGGAGTAATTTATAAGCACGCTAGACCACTGTTTTTATGCACATTTCGCTAAAATCGGTTTTCCAAGGCCCAGCTTTTCGTTTTTGC